GGCTTACTGTTAACGGCAATACAACTCTGGGCAACGCCGCTACAGATACCGTAACCGTTACGGCAGACATTGCTTCCAACCTTATCCCTTCTGCTGACGACACCTACAACTTGGGTGCATCCGGCGCAGAGTGGAATGATCTCTTTATTGACGGTACAGCCAACATTGACAGCCTTGTAGCTGATACTGCTGACATTAACGGCGGTACGATTGATGGTGTAACCATTGGTGGTTCAAGTGCTGGTGCTATTACAGGCACAACCATTACTGGTACTGGCTTTGTTACTTCTGGTGATATGACCTTTGGCGACAGCGATAAGGCTATCTTCGGTGCTGGCTCTGACCTACAGATTTATCATGATGGGTCTAACAGTTACATTGATGATTCTGGAACTGGCGACTTACGTATTCGCGGTACAAATCTATCTTTACGCTCAAAGACAACCAATGAAAGATTCTTAGACGGCGTAGAAAACGGTGCAGTTACGCTTTATTACGACAACGCCGCCAAACTAGCCACCACCTCCACAGGCGTCGACGTAACGGGTACTTTGACGGCTGATGGCTTGACTGTTGAATCAAGTGCTATTTTACTTGACTCTGGATCTTCTGCGTTTATGAAGATAGACAGAGGAAACAATACATCTTTTGGTATTACTAGATATTACACAGCGGGAACCGAAGACTGGCGTCTAGGCACGTTAAATGACGGCACTAGCGACTTTTATCTTCAAGACTCTGGAAGCTCTGAAAGATTTAAAGTAGGTACTAACGGAGACGTCAGCTTCTACGAAGACAATGGCACAACTCCGAAGTTCTTCTGGGATGCGTCTGCGGAGCGGTTGGGTCTGGGTACGACTTCGCCAGCATCTTTATTACATCTTTTCAATACATCAGCAGACTCGGAACTTCGGTTAACTTCTTCGGCTACTGATAAAAACATAATAATGTTTGGTGACTCTACAGACCAAACAGGTGGAGCTATTAAGTATGACAACGCTAGTAATTACATGGCGTTTGAGACTCAAAATAATATTGAAGCCATGCGCATCGACTCAAGCGGTAACGTCGGTATTGGTACGGATTCGCCTAGTAAAAACTTAACAGTTTCTGCGTTAACTGACGCTACTTTAAGACTGGAAAGTATTAAAACTGGTACATCTGCTGGCGACGTAATGGGTGCCTTAGAATATTACGGAAGCGATACCTCTACAGGATCTGCGGGTGTTGCTGGAAAAATTGATGTATTAACTGAAAGCGCTACTCCAGATTATTCAATGCGTTTCTTTACACGCGATGGAGCTGGCTCTGGTAGCTTGAACGAAGCCATGCGCATCGACTCAAATGGCAACTTGTTGGTTGGTAAGACCGCTCAAGGAACCACTAACATAGGCACCCAAATTACTGGCGACGGTTTTGCGGCTATTGTCGGCACTAGCAATAACATTCCTCTTTACCTTGAAAATAAAGCAACCAACGGCAACTGTCGTATTTCGTTTACAAACGATAGTCATGGTGGTGCGTCATTAGGTTTAAACAATGGCGGAGATTTCACAATCTTCGACACCACAGCGGCAACAACCCGCTTCAGTGTCACCTCTGCAAGAGTGCTTACTGCTTCTGGCGGTTTGGCAGGAATACAACTCGGCGGTACTGCGGCGGCGAACAAGCTAGACGACTACGAAGAAGGGACGTTTACTCCTGTGCTTTCTGACGCGGCTTCAGCAGGTAATACCGGAACAGCCACAACAGCTACTGGCCGGTACACAAAAGTAGGCAACTTGGTTACTGTTCAAGTTTTCTTGTTCGACATCGACACAACAGGTATGACGGGTGGAAATACATTCCATGTACAGTCACTGCCGTTCACTTCGTCTTCAGGCAACTCAGGAGCTGTCGGAGCAACGCAAGCCGCTAGTACAACATTCACTGGATACGTTAACGCCTTCTTGGGGTCAAGTCGCACCTATTTGTATTTCAGGGACAATGCTTCTGGTCTGGGCGGATCTAACATAACCGTATCGGATTTAACATCAGGATCGGCAGATTTGTACTTTACTCTAAGCTACGAAGCCGCATAACCCTAAATAGCCTCAGTGGACTCTGGGGCTGGACTAACTAAGGAGACAACAATGTCACTAACTAAAGAAACAGTAGCAGACAAGATCGAAGTAGTAGCTACAGAAGACGGCTCTGTCGTTCAAGTACGCACTGCTACTCGTATCGTTGAAGACGGCGCTGTGATTTCACAGTCGTATCACCGTCATGTAATTAACTCTGGCGACGACTGGTCATCAGAGCCTTCTAACGTACAAGCTATCTGCAACGCAGTATTTGGAGCATAACAATGGCTACATGGACTATCGCAAACCTTGAGCGTAACTTGGCAGACGGCGGTGTAACCGTTGCACACTGGCGTGTAACTGAAGTAGACGGAGACTACTCTGCTTCTTCCTATGGCACTGTAGGCTTCACGCCTGACGCCTCTGACCCTTCATTCGTTGCCTACGACAACTTAACCGAAGCTAATGTACTGGCATGGGTTTGGGCTGAAGTCGATCAGGCGGCAACTGAGGCGGCTCTAACGGCTGATATTGAAGCGCAGAAGAACCCTGTATCTGCTGACGGTATGCCTTGGTAATGGACACCATTGCTGACATAGCCAATATTGCAACGGCTGTTATCTCAGTAGCTTCTGTTATAGCGGCTGTTACACCCACACCAAAGGACGACGTGTGGATGGCAAAGGTATATCGTTTTATTGACATCTTGGCTATCAACATTGGTAGAGCAAAGCAGTAATAAGGAATTGCTATGGACGATCAAGCAGTACGTCTTAATAGAATTGAAGCCAAGCTGGATAAGCTAACTGAAGCAATGTCGATGATTGCACGAGTAGATGAAAAGCTAGTAGCAGGCAGCGCAAGGATTGATCGTCTTGAGTATCGTCTTGATGAACAAGAAAGCGACATTGATACCTTAAAGTCTGTTGTTGGTTACAACTCTCAGTCGGTAAAGGTGGCTGAACGCTTTGTGTGGATCTTGGTTAGCGCCATAGTCGGTATCATTATGTACGGCTACAGAGGCTAGTATGTGGCAGACTTTGTTAGGACCAGTAGTTGATCTTGTTGGTGGACATCTTCAGCGCAAAGCAGAAGAAAAGAAAGCTGTACATGAACGTAAGATGGTAGCTATACAGCAGGACGCTAACTGGGAAAACATCAATGCAAACAACGCAAACAGTTCATGGAAGGACGAATGGTTTACTATTTTGTTTTCTGTCCCATGTGTTCTTGCATTTTTCCCATCAATGGTTCCTGTAGTAATGTCTGGATTTGAAGCACTAGACGCAATGCCTGAGTGGTACAAAGGTTTCTTAGGGGCTGCTGTAGCGGCATCATTTGGTATTCGTGGTTTAGCTAACTGGAAGAAGTAAATGATAACTCCAAGATATGGCGACATTATAGAAAGAAACGGAGTGCTTGTTGAGTTTACTCCCGTTGGTTATATGCCCGTTAGTCCTACAAGAAGTACATCTACCGGCGGTATGCTAACGATGCCTAGTGATACTATTACGCCTTCTCCCACAGGAGACGTTATTGTAAAACCAGCGCCTGTAGTTAAAACACCTGCACCTGTTCCTGCTCCAACACCTGCGCCAACTCCGGTTATTCAACCCGGTGGAATTATGCAGCCTGTAGTAAAACAGCCTCCTGTTGTTTTAGGACAGACAGATCCTTTTGATCCTGCTGGAGGTCCTGTTGGAACTATATCAACTGTTCCTACTGCTCCTTCTCCTGCAGCAACACCGGTTGGGCCTGTAGAAAACGTACAAGCTCCTTTAGAAGAAACAAAAGCACCGTCAGTAGTAGAGACTTTGTTTTCTGAGTACTTTCCTAGCCAAACCCAAACTACTGTACAAACAGCACCTATAGGTACGCCTAGTACACCTCCTAAGCAAATGCCGGGAGAGTCTGGACCTTTTGACCCCAATGCAGCGCCTCCAGTACCAACGACTACTCCTACCCCAGAGACAGGACTAGCTCCTCCTAAGCCTTTACCAGACACTAAAGATGTTGCTCCTGTTGCTCCTACTACTCCCGCTACCTTTACTTTTTTTCAGGGGGCTGAAACTGGGGACGCTAACCCAGCAGCTTTGTACAACAGAGCGGACGCTACTCAGTCAAGTGTAGAGGATCTTCAGGAGTACTTTAATGCTGATAGTTCTGGAATGCTTAGACAAGCGTTTGGAGACTTTGATAACTATCTAGCTTACATGACTGAACGTGAACAACTGATTCAGTCTGGTGATTACGATGTAGGCAACTGGGCTGAACAAGGAGTAACAGAAGCAGGTTTAACCGAAGATCAAATGATGCTTTTCGAAGGAGAAGACCTCACTGTTGATCCTAGCGACCCTACACAAAACATTCAAAACATAGAAAGGTCTGTAGGCACTTCTAGACAAACTGCTTATGATCGCTGGGTAAACTCTGAAGCTAATCAAGCGTTGTTACAAAAGTACGGTGTAAACTCAACTATCTACAATCAAGATGGTGATCGTTATGAGTGGAACGGATCTGCTTATGTAAAGACAATGAAGGTAGATGACCATGCCAGCGTAGGTGACTACATGCAGATAGGCATTGGAGTGGCTTTGGGTGCTGCTCTTGGTCCTGTTCTTGGTGGTGCTTTAACAGGAGGAGGAACAGGGGCTGCTGCTGGTAGTGCCGCCGCAGGCGCTACAGGAGCTACTACAACTACTGGAGCTTTTGTACAAGGAGCAGTAAACCAAGCAATAGGAAGTGCCGTTGCTCAGGGCGTAACAACAGGATCTATAGATGCTTCTACATTAGCAACAGCAGCTGTTACTGGAGGCATTGGTGGTGTTGCTGATGGAATTGCTTCAGGCGACTTAGCAGGTACTGCTGCTTCTAATGCAATTAAAGACCTTTCTGAAGTAACAGGACTTTCAATAGAAGACACAACAAATGTTGTTGAAGGTGTTTTAAATGGTACTGTTACTGGAGAAGACATTGAAGGTATTGCTTTAAATGCTGTAGAAGGATTTACGGCAGGACAAATTAAAAATGTTCTTCAAGATACTTTAGGCGATGAAGTAAACATTGAAAATGTGTTTGACGAAAGCACAACGACAATACCAACAGAAGCACTAGATCCGTTTGTTGATACTCTTGTAGGTGCGGCTTTTGAAGGTGAATTACAAGAAACAGATATTTTAAAGGCTTTAGTTGATTATGCTCAAGAAGGTGGTTCATTTGGGTTTTTAGATCCCGGTTTAGACTTACCAGACTTTGGCATTAATACTGACCTGCTTAGTGAGTTTGAAACACCAGTTTGGCTGAGAGAACTTGAAGACTTTGCTAGAGCTACAGGAAGAGAAGTTGAAGACGTTGTTAGGGATGTTGTAAGACCTATAGGTGAAGTAGGAACTGCTATTGCAGAACAAATTCCAGAAGTAAATGTAGATTTACCAGAAGTAGATATAGAAGGTCCAGACATTGATTTACCAAGCGTAGATACTCCAGATTTACCAAGTATTAGCTTTCCCTCTATCTCTATAGGAGCATTAGGTGGCATGGGCGGTGCAGGTTCAGCAAGAGAGTTTCAACGTACAGACCCCGGTGGCATTACCTACGACCCTACTTTACCAGAATTATACTTAATACCGCCTAGAGGAATGTTGGTATGACGTACCTAAACATAATGAACAACGTCTTGCGCCGTTTGCGTGAAGAAGAAGTTAACAGCGTTAACGACAGTACCTACTCTAAAATGGTTGGTGACTTTATTAACGACGCTAAGTCTATCGTTGAACAGGCTAACGACTGGTCTGGTCTTCGTAAAACATTAGTAATTACTACTACTGCTTCTGACAATCTTTACACACTGGTTGACTCAGCAAACCTTGTAAAGGTTATGTCGGTTATTAACGACACTCAGAATTGCTTTATGGAGTACCAAACTAAGGACTGGTTCAACGACAAGCTGTATATTTCTGACCCTGTTGAAGGCGCTCCAAAGTATTATACCTTTAACGGTCTTACAAACGGTGATACTCAGGTCTTAGTAAATCCAACACCAGACGGTGTATACAGCCTGAGATTTAACGTAGTACAACGCCAAGATGAATTGACATTAGACAGTGATACGTTGTTGATTCCTGCACAGCCTGTAATTCACTACGCAGTAGCTTTGTTGGCACGAGAGCGTGGTGAGACAGGCGGTACTTCTACTGTTGAATACTTTGGTATTGCTGATAAGTACCTGTCAGACGCTATTGCTATTGATGCAGCAAAGCACCCAGAAGAGATGATCTTTAGGACTATCTAATATGGCACAAGAACTACGTAGTATTAACCTTGTAGCTCCAGCGTTTAAAGGTATTAACACTGAAGATTCTCCGCTGGCTCAAGACCCGTCGTTTGCTGAGATTGCAGATAACGCAGTCATTGACAAGCGTGGTCGTATTGCTGCACGTAAAGGCTATGATGTTGTTACTACAAACAAGACTGTACTAGGCACTGCGTCTATAAGGGCTATTAGAGAGTTTAGAGACAACGCTGGTAACAGCAAGATATTCTCTGTAGGTAATAACAAGATTATCAGCGGTACAACTACACTAGCTGATGAGACGCCCGGTAGTTATACAATTACTGCTGACAACTGGAAGATGGTTGACTTTAATGACAGCATTTACTTCTTCCAACGTGGCTATCAGCCTTTAGTGTACAGCAATGCTTCAGGCGCAGTAGAGACTCTTAGCAGTGTGTCTGGTGCGGCTGGTGTTGCATCTACCATGTACGGTAACGAGGTCATTGCCGCGTATGGTCGTCTCTGGACTGCTGACTTTACTAACAACAAGTCTACTGTTTACTGGTCTGACTTGTTGATTGGCCATGACTGGTCTGGTGGTACTAGCGGTAGCATTGACATCTCTAAGGTGTGGCCTGATGGTTATGATGAGATTGTTGCATTAGCGGCACATAACGGAATGTTGATTATCTTTGGGCAACACAGTATTGTTGTGTACCAAGGAGCAGAAGCACCAGCAACAATGTCCCTTATGGATACTGTTGCAGGCGTAGGCTGTGTTGACAGAGACACTGTACAGCATACAGGTACAGACGTTATTTTCTTGTCACACACTGGTCTGCGTAGCTTTGGTAGAACTATACAAGAAAAGTCAATGCCGATCAGTACGTTATCCCGTACGATTACAAAAGACATTATTAGTCTGATACAAAACGAATCTAGTTTCTTCCGCTCTGTTTATAGCCCTGAAGAAAACTTCTACCTACTTACTTTCGTAGGACAAGAAACAACATTCTGTTTTGATATTAGAGGGGCGCTAGAGGATGGATCTCTTCGTGTTACACGTTGGCCCGGTTCTGTCTTTACTGCTTACGAAAGACTGACTGACGGCACATTGTACGTAGGGACAACAGACGGTATCAGTGAGTACAAGGACTACTCAGACAACGGAAGCTCTTATCGTTTTAAATACTTCAGTCCTAGTCTGACATTTGGTGATGTGTCTCGTCTTAAGATTCTTAAGAAGATCAAGCCAACACTGGTAGGTGCAAACAGTGCTACGGTATTTATGAAGTTTGCGTATGACTTTGGTACGTCCTACAGAACAACAGAATTTACAGTAGGTAATCAACAGCCTGCATTTTTTAACGTCAATGAATTTGGCACTAACTCTAGTCCACTATCAGAGTTTACTGGTGGTGAACTTACTAACCAACGCAGCTTGAATGCTGTAGGCAGCGGTACAACCGTCGTTGTGGGTCTTGAATCCGACATCAATGGCTTTGCTCTGTCATTACAAGAAATTAACCTACTTGCGCTAATAGGTAAAACGGTTTAACGGAGAAAAACAATGGGATGGTTTGAGAATTTAACTGGAATATCTACGGGTGATGCTGTACGTGCTGGCGCTGGTGTTTACCTAGCAGAACGCGCCTATGATCGTTTAGGAGACATTGGTGAACAAGCTAGACGCGAAGCTTCTGATATTGCACGTCAGGGGTTGACTCAATCTGAGTTTAGACCGTTTACTGTTACTACGGCTACTGGCGGTATGATGGGTGTTGGTCCTGAAGGCGGCACAACAATGGCTGTCTCTCCTCAAGAACAGGCTCTACAACAGCAGCTAATGGGCGGTGCTGGTCAGTTCTTTGGACAGGCTCAAATGCCTACAACAGCCCGTGAACAAGCTGTGTTTGAGCGCATGAGAGCCGCACAGCGTCCTGAAGAGGAGCGTCAACGTCTTGCACTAGAGGAGCGTCTAGCAGCACAGGGCCGTTTAGGTACGTCTTCAGCAGCTTATGGTGGTGCTACTCCCGAGCAACTCGCCATGGCTACAGCGCAAGAAGAAGCACGTAACAGAGCAATGTTGTCAGCTATGCAGCAAGCGCAAGCAGAACAAGCACAACAAGCGGCACTAGGACAGCAGTTCTTAGGTGCTGGTTATATACCACAACAACAGCTTATTGCTGCTACTCAACCCGGTTTGACTACTGCACAACTGGCGCAGCGTGGTCAGCTAACAGGAGCAGGTTTGTTCGGTGAAGCAGAGATGAGTGGCCTTGAGGCACTGCTGTCTTCAGGCATTGGTCAGGCTAACCTCTTTGGGCAGATAGGTACAGGTTTATTAGCTGGTTCTGGTGCTTTCGGTGATTTGGACATTACTGATCTTTTTTAAGGGGCTTTTAAAATGGCTAAGTTTTCACAACAATTTTTACAAGGACTTTTACAGCCTTCTTATCAAGAGGGGTTGTTTACTGCTGCCCAGCAAATAGGTGCTGCTCCTGCAAAGAGGCGTATGCAAGAACAACTAGCCTCTGCTACTCCAGAACAGCGTTTTGACATTGCTATTTCTCAGCTAACTAGAGCAGGTGAACTAGAAAAAGCTGCGCGACTGACAGCAGCAAGAGATAAATACATTGCTGACCAACAAGTAAGAGTAGACACTCAATTAACGAACATTGCAGCTTCTCAAATGCTAGCGGCAAATGCTACTGAAGTACCTAAAACAATTACATTGGGTGGTAAAGAAGTATCAATACCCGGTAGGCTCAGTGGCGACATACTTACAGAAGTAAATGAATTGCAAAGCTCAAGAGATGCGCGAGAGATTGCTGTTACATCAGGTGAGTTAGCACCTGACTACGATGCTTACATTAAAGCTAATCCTCAATTACTTGAACAAAATCCTATGCTTGCTAAGCAATACGAAAAGGTTACAAGTCCTGAGCCGGGTATGTTAAGAACCGTAAAAGCTACCGCTGTTAAGTCTTTAATTAAAATGGTAGATGACGATCGTGCTGCTCGTCGAGAAGCTAGGTACGGTGATGCTGCTAATGAAGTTAGAGTACAACAGCTGGTTGATAGAATAGAGGCTCGTGGAAGTAAAACATGGCTGTGGCAGGGTAATGACATGGCTGATGCGCTTGATGATATGAGTGACTCAGAAAGAAATACATTTATAAAACAAGCTGCTTTAGGAATTAAACAAAATCCTAACGCTACTGACAACGAAATTATTAATTATGGTATGTCGGGTATGCGTAAGATGATTCCCGGACAAGAACAATCAGCAGATATTACTGCGGAAGAAGAAAGATTAGCTGCTCAAAGAGAAGCAAACATTGAAGGAGTCATGGAAGCACGTGGTGTTAGCAGAGAAGAGGCTATAGAAATTTTAAATCAAATAAGAACAGAAGCTAATCGACGTAACCGACTAAATAATTTTTAGGTAGAGGTTTTTATGGCAACAGCTAAAAATAAAGTCGAAGAACCTACAGAAAATAAAGACTTTAAAAATCCAAAGGAATCTATCCCTCGTCTTGCGCGTGAGGCAATAGACGCTGGCGCTACAATTAAAGAAGTAGCTACTGTATTAAAGATAGACGAAAAAACCGCTGCTAAACTAATAAATGTTACTCCTCAAGATGCTAGGCAAGTAGAGTTTTTTGTTAAGCCCGGCGATGAGTTTGATACAAACTTTGATGAAACTCCTAGCATGTTTAAGCAGTTAATGGATAGAACTAGATATGCTTTAGAATCTAAACAGTTTCCTTCTGTTCCTGACGTAAGTGTTGACAAGCCTGATATTACTATTTCTGAGTTAATGGCTCAATCAAAGCCTTCTTTACCTTCTCCTGATACTTCTGGTCTTTCTCCTCTACGTAAAGAGTTAAGTCCTATGGGTACGTATGGGATGACTCGTGAAGAATTTGAAGAAGCCAGAGGACCACGTATAGGTGATGTAAAGCGCTCTGATGTAGGAGGCGTTCTTAAAGATTTAAACTTAAACCTACCTGCTTCTTTAGTTAAAAGTATTGAAGATTATGACTATGAAGAAAGATTAGCTGAGTACAGAAAACAATCTAATTTACCTCAAGAAATTATACCATCTGATTTGCCAGATGATTTAAAAGCTTCTATACAAGCACAGCTTGACGAGGAAGAAAAACTATCTCGTGGTTTTGCGCGTGAAGTATTTGGAGGTCTTACTTTACAGGCTGCTGACGAACTTGAGGCCTTGGTAATTTCTAAAGAAAAAGGTACGTCTTATGCTGTTGAAAAAGAGCGTATAGATAAAGAACGAGAAGAGTTTAGATATCTTAATCCGGGTGCGGCTGTTGCAGGTGAAGCTATAGGTATTGTACCCGGTGGCGTCATGACAGCAGGCGCTTTAGGTAAGGCAGGAATTGTAAAGCTTCCTCAGCAAGGCGCTATTGAAGGATGGGCATATGGCGTAGGATCAGGTAAAACGCCAGAAGAAAGAGGACTATACGGAGTTACTGGTTTCGGTGCTGGTTACGCAGGGGGTAAGATAATTGAGTCAGTCTTTGATCCTTCTTTTATTCGTAAGTCTACTGACGCAGAATCTTTGCATAAACAACAAACGGACGGTTTACAGAGTATCGTATCTGAAAACAAAGTAGTTGTTCGTCCTGATGCACAGCTTACCGATGACCAAGTAGTAGATCAGCTTATCATTAGAGAAACAGAATTTCTTGCTGATGCACTAGGTCGTCAAGGCGTAGATCCTAATCAATTAGGTAACTTTAATCTTAGATTGCTTAACTTTGGCAGTGAGATGGGTGTTCCTAATAAACAACTTAATAAGATTGTTAGTAAAAACAAAAGAATAAAAGAGTTACGTAAGAACTCTACTCGTGGGTTTGTTGATGTTGATGATCTTAATGCATATAGACGTGACTTACTTGATAATGTAGCTGGTAGGTTTGCTTTAGACGTTAATAAAACAATACCTGCTGCTCAAGATACGATTGTTAAGTTACGTCGTCTTGCTTCTCCTCTTGCTACATTAGCAGAAACAGTAGTAGGTAAATCTTTTTCAGAACGTATTATTAGAGGAATGAACCGCACAGTTCGTGGTCAAGCTGAACTAGATCATATCTGGAAGGGAATGGAAGATTTACGTAATCTTGCTGACGACGTTAAATTTAACGACATGTTGTTAGACGCTGTAAACGCACAAAGGCTAGGTGGAAAAGTTGCTCAGTCTGCTTTAAATAAAGCTAGGGCCTATGCTAACAAAAAGATAGGAGAAGGTGCAGGAGATAGACTACAAAGATTTCTTGACGATAACGTAGAGTTTAATACTCGATATCGTAGAGAAGTTACTAAAGGTCCGTTGTCTAGTATTTGGATGCACTCTGCTGTTAAATCTAGCGATGATGATGTAAGCCTACGTGTTAACAGAGCAAGAGCAGCATCAAAAGCTGAAGACGATGCTAGTAAAGCCCGTAAACGTAAGGCTATGGAGAAGGAACGTGAGAAGCCTTTAGACGAACAACTAGAATACGTAAATATCTTTGACTCCCATTGGCGTTGGCAAAGAGAAACTCTTACTCGTATGGAGTTAGGTAAACAGCTGGGTCTTCGCACTTCAGGAACTCCTCTTACTGCTCCTGCTTTAAAAGATTTACCTAAAGGTCTTAGGCAGAAAGTAGAGGCAGGAGAAATGACTGCTATTGAGGCGTTGGCTAAAATAGAGACTGATACCTTTAAATTGTTTGACGAAAAAATTATACGTGAAGCATTAGAAAAAGAAGGTCTCAGCGATGTTCAAATAAAAAATGCTATTGAAATACTAGATGATTTAGGAGTTAACGCTAACAGAGGCATGGCGCAAGAATTAGAAATGGTTCGTTCTCTTGGGTACGTAGGCACCATTGCTAATCCTTACGGCGCACTAATGAACATACACGATCTGTTTAATGCTTCCTTTGAGTTAGGAGTAGGTAATGTTCTTAAAGCTGTGTTTTCTAAAAACGGTATACGCTTTACTGCTGACGAGGTAGGGTTAGGACAGCAAGTATTCGGTGAGTTTGTACGTCGAGCTAACAAGGGCGACCCTTCTCTTGGTCCTGCTTTTATACAAAAACTAGCTAATGCTAGTGAGGATCTGTTACGTTTTTCAATGAAAGCGTCAGGTTTTTCTGGATTAGACAAGTTTGGTAAAGGTCGGATTATGGGTGCTTCTTTTAATAAAGCAAAGCAAGATATAAAGGCTGGTAAGTTTGATGAGAAGTGGAAACATAGTTTTAGTCGTGGAGAAATAGATCAATTAAAGCGTGATATTGCAGCTAATAATACTAGCAGTGAGTTAGTGCGTGATCTTGTAATGTTTGATCTGTTCAGACTTCAGCCTATTAACGCTGCTGCTCAAACATCTTTTGGTCTTGCTAATCCAAATGCTAGATTGTTTTATATGCTCAAAGGTTTTGCTATTAAACAGTTTGATTTAATGGAACGCCGCATATTTAGGGAGTGGCAACAAGGCAATAAAAAAGAAGCTCTCACTAATGCCATGAAATATATGGTGCTGTCAGGGGGAGGTTACGGTGTCGTTAACGAAGCTCGTCAGGTAATTAAAGGGGAGGCTCCTGATCCTGAAGAGGCTGCGTATGGCGCTTTATATCAAATAGGATCTGTTCTTACGTTTGGTGCGATGGGCGCTAATGATTACGGTTATGCTAAGTTTATGGAAGACCCAGCACATGCTATGTTGTTAAACACAATGCCTCCTATAGGGGCTACGTTGCCTGCTGCTGTGCTAGAAGACATAGCTGATGCAGCTAGAAAAGGTGATCCTATTCCTGATGAAACAATAGAAGCATTGCCTATTGTAGGTAAGACTATTAAAGGTACAGGCATTCTTGACTAAAAAAGGGGCCGAAGCCCCAGTGTAGTCCGTTGTCTTACGACAACAGTTACAACTCACAGTTATTGCCGGTGCAGGCTAACTGCTGAGACCCTTCCGTCATGTCAGAGTTCTCAGAGATGTTCCAATCAATCGTCTCTGGGAATTCCTCCTTCAGCTTCTCATAGGTCTCTAAGTCTATGGGTTCATAAGGTGCTTGTTGGTATGTGTGTTCGGAATAAGGCAGAAAACTAACACCGCTTATCTTATCGAACTTGTTGTACAACCACTGACCTACTTCTAAGAACTCGTCGTCTCTGTAGTAGCAGGTCATAGATGGTTTATGTTCACACCAATAGTCCTGATATATCTCCCATAGCTCAAGTTGTTCCATAGCACCCATCTCAGAGGCCACCACAGCCCCGTCAGGGGACTTTATAGGGAAGCTGAATACCTTAGTACTGGGTGACATTACATCGTCCTCTACGGGGATTCCAGCTGCTTCCAGTACTTGACACAGTGGGTCTCTTGCATCTGCTCGTACTCGTCTGATGTACTGGTGTGCGTATCGTGGATGGATACCGCTAGCAGAATCCACCAGTTGACTAACAGTACCAGAAGGCTTAACGGCGGTGATAGCGCAACTAGTATTAATAGACAGTCGGTCAGCCCATGATTTATTCGTTCTGATAGCCTCTTCACGTAGCTCAGTAAGCCATGTCTTGAGTTCACCTTTGTCCTTCCTTCCCGACAGCATCGGGTGATCCATAATCCCTGTAAGTGATACTCCTAGTAATGCTTCTTCCTCAGTGTTGTTCTTCCATACCTTACGCAGGTAACGGAAGTCTGTTAGGGTAGCCTGTAGAGTTCCAAGGATAGCCGCAACACGAACTTTTCGTTTGAGGTCTGACAACGTATCGGTTGCCCTGACAACAACTTCTGATAGATTGCAGAATTGGTAAGGTCGTAGGATGATCTCGCTACATGGATTAGTTCCAAAATCATAGGTAGCATCTCGTCGCTCGTTCTTTGCAGCTTGCTTTTGACTTGCGACTCTAGAGAACATACCTCGCTCTCCTGATCGGGACTCGTATAAACTTTTCCATTCATTTAGGAATGCCTCAAAATCTGGCTTCTCTGTGTAACATGCACTGTTGTTTGCTAGTCCTCGTTGGGGATTGTCTTGCCACCACTGGCCTGACTTGCATCGTCGGAGTCTATCGTCAGTGAGGTTAGACAGACTGATGAGAGCACTTCTCCTAACTCCCCCGACGACAACGATTTGTGCAATCTTACAGCAGAGATCGTGACACTCGATGGAGGAAAGCTTACGTCCAGCAGCCTCCCTAAAGACCTCTGTGGTAAATTTAAAGAGGTCAACAAGAGGCTCCGGACCAGACGCTCTACCTCCGAAAGTTTTAAGGGTTGCCCCTGCAGGTCGTACTCCAGATACGTCCCACTTTGGAAGCTGACCCGAATACAACAAGCTAATAAGTTCTCTGTAGGCTTTAGCCCATCCAATCTTTGAGTCAGCGACGTGTATAACTGTATCGGTTTCATGAAATTCCTCCGCTACTTCTGGTAGTTTACTGATGTACTGTCGTTCAACAGAAAAACCTACGCCTGTACCGCACATCAGGACGTACATCATTTCATCGAACGCTTTAGGGTGGTCAATAGGTAAATAACTACAGTTAAAACCAGCTACGTTGTCACGGTCAAGAGCCTCACCAGCAGTCATCAACGCTCTCATGCTGGGCATAACATCTAGCTCATGAATGGCATGAAAGATCTCTGATTGATCGAACTCGTTAAGCTCTACTCGATCACACCAGTAATCTAGGTATCTGTTTACTGTTTCCTCCCAAGTCTCTCGCCTCTGCTCCTCTGGCAGGTAACGAGCGTACCTTGACTTGTGGATGTATTGTTGGTATGCGTCCATTAATCTTCCTTCTCTTCGTCTTCAAAATATCGTTTGCAAAACACCTCTGTTACTTCCTCGTCTGCACAGATTAAAGCACCGTACATAGGTATGCACTTTTGTCTTACAAGCGTGTACGAACCGTAGTCAGCACAGATCCTTGTGTCAGGCTCGGTAACACATCCAGATAAGAGAAGCAGCAGAAGTAGTCGTTTCACTGGTTTAGCTCCTTGATAAGTCTGTCAATATACCACCGACACTTACGCAAGTCTTCAATCGGTTTACCTTTGTAGTCGTAACGCCACAGATACTTCAATGCGTTACCTTTTAGATAGCCGTTGAACTCGTTGGGCGGCATAGATGCCTTGATACCTTCAATAGCTTCAATAGCACCCTTGTTGTAGTGGTCAGGTTTCTCTACTGGGTCAGGAGTAGCGCCCAAAGATGTTGTAGACTTCCTGATTGAGAGACTGTTTAGTGATCGTAAAGTATCCCAATCATCTGGGGTTGCGTCATCAATACTCATTCCATCTCCTTAAACTTATACACTTTCTCTAGCACACGATCTGCAAACCTCTCTACCAGATCCTCTGCTGTGATCTCTAGTGCTTCCATGATTGTTACCTCATCGTAGTGTTCGGCAACGTGCTCTAACAACTCGTCGAACGTCATCCATACTTTCTCCTGAGGTAGTTAATACTAATAGGTAGTTCATCGAATGATCCGTTGTCTACTTCATTTAGCATCCAGATTCCCGACCAGCTACCGTTAGTCTGAGGGTTTAGATAATCTTCAGAATGAGTATAAAAAATGCCAGCGAACAAACCAGTAATACTATTTCCATCTGCTTTTCTTGCATAAGCTATATCCCTATCCTGAACATGACCCATGATACACGACATAAACTTCTTTTGTAACATTAACTTTGCAGTAGTAACAGGACGACCCATGACACCACTGGTAAAGTAATGACAGTAGGCAATGCCATCAATAATGATAGGCTCAAGGAACGGAACTACCTCCCAGTTGTCTAGGAAAAAGTCGTTGTATGACATCAAGCCGTCTAGCTTGGCATCAGACTCAATAGCTCGTTCTATTCTGTACTCGTGGTTGCCTAGTAGGAACACCATACGAGGTTTCCATGTACGTCTTTTACCCTGCCGTAATCTCCTCTGTTCGGTACGGATAGGGTGCATGAACGCTTCCATTGCCATGTTGCCTGCTTCAATGTCATTGACATAACGCCTACCTTCGAACGACTTCTTCCCAACGTCATAGCTACTGAGACTTGGCATGTCCCAGTGATCCCCCAGATGAATGATAACGTCAGGTTTAGTTGCTGCGGCGTAGCGTCCTGCCCAGTACATGTGATCCCAGTTACTGTCAGGTTTTACTTGCGTGTCAGGTATTACTAGATGCCTAGTCATAACCACTCCTTTGGAAGCGTACTTGGTGTGTACCAATCGAATCCGTTCTTCTCTGCCCAGTCCCTCATACGATAACGACTACCGTCTTTACGTCGTATTGAACCCGGCATTGGTGTGTTAGGATTCTGAAATACAAACACAAGATCTTCATATTTACCTAGCGCTTTACGTACCTCTACGTATTTACGCGCCTCCTCTCTAGTTCTGAATCTACCCTTTACTTC